GCAAGAATTACAGGGTACAGGATGCCAATGGATGGAAGCACATCATCGTAACCGAAAATGGGAACCGTAGAAGAATTGGTGTAAGTGAAATCAATAAGCCGGATGAAAATGATTATGTAGGCAATTACATTTTTGGTGGCGGCTTTACTACTCATCCATGTCCTGCCATGGATTATTGGATATACCGACATCGCCTTGGTAACAAGATTTCTATTTCGGATTACATTAAAAAATTCAACATCAAAAATTTAAATAAATGAAAGCAATAAGCATCTTACAACCATGGGCCTCATTAATAGTACTGGGGCACAAGCAAATCGAAACCCGTTCCTGGAATACCAAATACCGGGGAAAAATATTGATCCATGCAAGCCAGAGTAAAAAAATAGCAGATAAGTTGATTTGGGAGTTTCCATTCAATAAAGTTCTTACTGAATCATTCAATCATGTCCGTGAGCCTGATATTAATGACCTCCCGTTTGGGGCAATTATTGGAAGTGCAAATCTGGTTGACTGTTTTAACACAAACGATTATCGGAATGCCAGGCAGGAACATATTTCAGCTTATTTAGGAGGAGATGGAATTTCTAAGATGGAAGAATGTTTCGGCGACTTCTCTAAAAATCGTTTTGGATGGCTCCTCTCCGATCCTGTACTATTTGAAAAGCCTATACCGGCTAAAGGGAAATTGGGTATTTGGGAGTTTGACCTAATTTGAACAATTTATTTTCAAATTGATTACATTTGATGTACGGAAATGAAGAAAAAAAGTACGATATCAAAACAAAAAGGGGTGCTTTTAGTAGCAGATGAACTTTTTAAGGGGGTAAAGAGTGCGGAGATTGTACGCCAATTTGCTGAAAAGTACGGATTAAGTGCGAGCGCTATTGAGAAGTGGGTTAAACCAGCCCGTATTATAGCAGCGGATCGCAATAGAGAGCTTGAAGAACATACCCGTGCAATGATCAAGGAAAGCCGGGAGGATATGGTAAAACGGCTAGGATTAGATATGGAGACAGTTCTTGCAGAATATAAAAAGCTTGCTTACTTCGATTTGCGGAAGGTGTACGATGATAAGAACGCTTTGATTGATATAAAGCAGTTCGACGATGCAAGTGCAGCAGCCGTTGCTGGGATCGAGGTACTGGAAGTGTTCGAGGGTACCGGAAAAGACAAGAAGCATATCGGCAACACCGTTAAACTAAAGATTGCAGATAAAAGGGCTGCCTTGGATTCAATCTGTAACGTGCTCGGCTATGATGCACCGACTAAGATCTCACCAACTGATCCAGAAGGCAACGCCTTACCAAATATGCCGCCCGTTGTATTGAACCTTCCACCTGGCATGAACTTTATTTTACCATCAAATACCGAAGGAGACGACGACCAATGATCAACACTAAAAACGCTCAGATAACAGCAGCGATCATCCTAGCATGTAGCCCGGTACTTTTAATCTGGGGCTTTCCGCTCATTGCAGGTAAGGTTGCGGTGTCAGCCTTGTATGCCTTAACCATATTATTTATCCTTCGTAAATGGAAGGTGTAGAGCTATATCCGGAAGCTGACAGGATGCCTATATTTTGGGCAAACCTTGCTGCAACTGAAAAGATAGTGATCAACCAGGGCGGCACCAGTAGTGGCAAATCGCAGGCTATAGTAAGGATACTATTTTTCTTTGCCCTCACAACGCCCGGTATTAAGATTGAAGTAGTTGGAGCAACGGTACCGAAGCTGGAGGGGGATACACTGGAGATCGCTGAAGGCCTTGCTCATTCAAACCCAATCCTTAAAAAAGCTATTTCCAAGTACACAAAACATCCCAATGTTTTCTATTTTAAAAACCGGGCAAGGATCATCTTTAAAAGTTATGAGACGGCCAAAGATGCAGATGGTCCCAAGCGGGATATCCTGTATGTATCAGAAGCAAGGAACTTTTCATGGGCAACGGTCGAGCAGCTGATCAAGCGTACTAAGCAAAAGGTTTACATCGATTACAACCCGGTTGAAGTTTTTTGGTGCCATGATAGGATCATTAATTGCCCGGTGAATAAAAACGGTAAAAAGGAATACCCATCAGTGAAAGTGATTCGCAGCTGGCATATTCATAATCTTTTTATCAGCCAGGAAAACCATGACAGTATTGAGAACATTGCAGACAAAGAACTTTGGAAGGCATACGCCCGTGGCCTGACAGCGAAGGTGAGCGGATTGGTTTATCCTTCCTGGCATATGATTGAAATATTTCCTTTGTGTGAACAGGTCGTGTGGGGAATTGATCTCGGGTACACCAATGATCCGACAGTTGTTGAAAAGGTAGGCATCAATCCTTACTATCTCGATACAAATGGAGTAAAGGTAAAGCTGCCTTACGATTATGTTTTTGAAGAATTGTGTTATGCACCTGGTATTGCATCAGGACATATTGCCAAGCTGATGTATGAGAACGGATATAAGTTTGGAGAGCCTGCATACATGGATCATGACAATACTGTTCAGCGTGAATTAAGGCAATTGAGAATAGTAGCAGTAAAGGCTGTGAAAGGTAAGGGCTGTATTGCTGCAAGGGTGCTGCATTTAAGGTCCAGACGTTGCGCTTATACCAAAAACAGCACGAACACCCATGACGAGTTAAAGCGGTATATGTTCTACAGTGACAAGGATGGAAAGATCACCAATGAGCCGAAAGAAGGGTTTGATCATGCGATGAACGCCTGTGAATATGGCGCCTTCTCTCATGCAGTAAGAACCGGGCTAATCAAAGGATTTCAAAATGAAGAGTAAATTATAAACCATGAAAATAATAATAAAAGGCTTAAAAGGGGATGGACTGGAAAGTAAGGTATCACAAGCGATTAAAGAGAACGGAGAGCCTGCAGGATTTAAAGTAGGATGGGATTACCAGGACCTTCCGAAAACAAAAGCAGAAAGGTTAATTACAATGATAGACGGATATGAAATTCCAATTGTAGTAAAACTTACATATTAGATAATTAATGCTATGGAAAATAATTTGAAAGCATATAAAATAGGCTACCTTGGCATTCAGACAGCAAATAGCACTCTATTGATCTATGCAAAAAACTTAGGCCAAGCGTTTGAAATGACTGCTGTAATTATCGCAGGCAGAGGTATAGAGCCTTATCCTGAAAAAATAATTGGTAAATGAGGAATCATCAGCCAAACAATGCAGTTAGGGCCGGGTGGGCGTAATCAGTTACGATAAAGGTGAAAGAACCTAATTATGTCATTCGATAGAGGAATAAGACCATGTTAACCCACCTACCAGGCTACACTAAAAAACCCCACCAATAAAGGCGGGGTTTTCTTTTTTAAAATAAAAACATCTATGAAAAACTATGGGGTATAAATATACTCATTTGGAAAATAATATTTTCATATTGAAAGAAATAAATTAATATTGTGAGGGGATTTCCGGCATAAATAGCAGGCATCCGAAAAACATTGAAACAAAAAGCGAGTAAAATAGCCCGTTTTTGTCGTACACCATCTGTTAATCAGCGTGGTTATTTTTCGTTAAACAATAAAATAATTATCAAAAGCCTGGCGCATTAAGTGCCGGGCTTTTTGCATTGACACCATGAAAGAAAGTTTTATCTCCAAAATAGTAAATGCAAGCGGTAACGCTGCCAAGTCTTTTTTGGGCTTAACTACTGAATCAATCAATGCAGGCAATTACAGATCGGGCGGCACCGCCTTTGGTAGTAATGGATGGCTCTTTGACCAGGCTGGAATGGATGTGCATTTTTCCTTTAATGGCTTAGGCGATATCGTAAAGGCTTATGAGTTTTGCCCGCCTGTTTATTCGATCGTAAATAAACAGGCATACGCATTCACCAATGGCAAAACATGGGTGACCAATACTAAGGGAAAAGAGTCAAACACCGAGTATGCGAAGAAAGTAAAGAAGCTGCTGAACAAACCGAATGCCTTACAAAATGGTAAGCAGTTTGAAGCACAGGCAGCCATTTACTTAAGGTTATTTGGGTATTGTGTTATACTGCCAATCAAGCCTTTCGGCTTTCCAAATGCCGATGCAGAAGCACTATGGATCATCCCGCCTTACATGTGTGAATTCACATTTGCAAAGCAGACATTCTTTAATCTAAAGAAAGGTTTTATCAGCAATATCAAAGTAAAGTATGGTGAAGAGATAAGCAACCTTACAGCTGACCAGGTGATCGTTCTACGGGATATCACCCCTGGTTTCGAAACGCTCTTCTTACCCGGTAGTCCAATCAAACCACTTCAGCAGAATATCAATAACCTCATTGGTATCTACGAAAGTAAAGGGATGCTGATCAATTATCGTGGAGCACTCGGTATACTTACTCCGGAAGTTGATCCTAATGGAGCGATCGCTATGGATGATCCTGAGAAGGAAAATATTCAGGAAGGTTTGAAAAAATACGGTTTACGTGGCGGACAATGGAAGTTCATTGTTGCAAACTCGGCTATGAAGTGGCAACAAATGGGCGTTCCTTACCGGGATTTAATGTTGACCGAGTGGGCTGAAGATGATTGCATGGTGGTTTGTGATGGCCTCAATTATCCTTATAAATTACTGGCAAATACCAAGAGCTCCAGCATGAACGGGACGGAGGTGGAGTCATTTAAAAAAGTTCTTTACCAGGACTTTGTTATCCCTTTTGCCGAGATGGTGTTTGAGCAATTAAATGAGGCCTTTGAAGCAACTGAAAACAATTGCCTGATCAGTAAAGACTTTAGCCATGTATCTGTTTTGCAGGATGACGATGTAAAAAAATCAACAGCAAGATTGATTCTTAACCAGGCCTTAAAGGTTGAATATGAACAGGGCCTGATTACTTTAAATGGTTGGTTGGAAAAGCTTGGGGAGGATTCGATCGGCGAAACCGGTAACGTACGCAGTACTGACATTGAAAATACAAACGTGCCGCTGGCAACGATCATCGGTGTGGGAGGCGTTCAAAGTTTGATAGCCGTTCTTACATCAACCGGCATCAGCGAAGAGGCAAGGAGCGCAACCATCCAGATCCTGTTTGGCATCTCTCCGGAAAATGCAGCATTGATGACAGCTGATGCACCAGCAGATCCAGCAACACCACCGGCAGCTTAAAATACTTTTTATATGAGTGAGAAAAAATTAACAGCCGAAGAAATAAAAGCCTTGCAATCCGCCAAGGAGCTTATTGTTAAAACAAAACAAACCGTTACAAAATGAGCCAGTTATCGATACCGGAAGATTTAAAAGGAGAGGAACTATTCAAGTTCCTGAAAGCCAATAAATCTATTTTGATTGCTCAGAAAAAATATGAGGTTAAGCGTGGTGATGCGTTTAGCCTTTCTGGTTATTCGGTAAACGAAAAAGGTGAGGTAACGAAAGGTAACAACCCAGTGCTGGAAGATATCAGCGTTTTAAAAACAACGTTGGTGATCAACACCACCAACATTATGGACTCTCATTCTGATGTTCATATACCT